ACCGCCAACCTTGCCGGCAAGTTCAACTTCTTGATCAGCACCATCAGGCATGACCACCGCAGGACCACCTTGGATGTAATAGGTGTAGGCACCAAAAGCACCTTCGTAACCAACATCCAGGTTCAGCGTTCCACCAAGCCAGTCATCGCCATAGGAACCACCGTTGAATTCAGGGTTCACGTACACGTCTGCGAGAGCAGGAGATGCCAGCGCAGCTGCCGCAGAAGCGACGGCACCACTCACAATCAAAGTTTTGAACATGGGAAAGAGAATTAACGTTTTCCTTGGCCACGATACTTCTTACGCCCGTGGGACGGTTTTGAATGTGATCCATTCCCTTGGCGAGTCTTTTTGGGTTTGCTAGGGACAAAATTTTGTCCGTTGAGTGACTTAGCCATCAGCTGTTAGGTGTAAAACTGAACCACCCAGTCGCAATGTACTTGTCTTGGGTCTGGGAAACCCTGCCTCTATGGGTAAACGTCCAATCGCATGGAAAGATGATTGTGTGCCCCTTGATTGGCTGCGCTACATAATTCTGATGGTGAAACTCAGTCCCGCCTTCATCGGTCAGAGTGTTCAAAAAAGTGCTGAACGCTAAATGGCGGCGATTGATGAGATCATTCAACCCTTGACGCTCGCAGTGCCAAACCTTGAAACCCCCACCTGGCTTGTAATGCTGCACATTCCCGCCGGAAAAAAGCCATCTGTGCATACCGTCTGAGCACAAAGGGTAATCTGACTTGTACTGCTCAAGGGCCTTGTTCAGCTCGCGGTAGTAATTGTCGAAAGCAGGAATAGGCTCACTGCTTCCGTAAAAGGTAAGGTCTGTTGAATCTTTATATGCTTTGTCCACTTCTCCAGCATTAACCACCCCTGCCCGTTTGTGCGGATCAGTTTTGAAATGCTCTATCAATTCATCGCAAACCTGCTCAGAAATTTGATACAAGCCGAGAAAATCTGGAGCAACTTTAGGTGT